GAGCCGATGGCTAAACCGAGAGCCGTTCTACTAGCTGAGGCTGAAGTTGCACCTGTACCCCCGTCAGAAATAGCTAGTGTTCCAGTGATCGAACTTGCTGCTAAATCAACAGCTAATTCAGTTGACTCAATAACTAAACCACCATTTGATTTAAGATCAACGGATAAAGTGTTTGCAGACTTATCTAAACCATCACCCGCTGTAATTTGACCCGCCCCAGAGAATTGAGTGAAAGCAAGGTTGTTAGTGCCGACAACCGCTGATCCTTTAGAAGTCGAACAAACAAACCCATTTTCAGAATTGACAGTTCCCTGATCTACAAATACGAATACAGATGACGCATCTGAACCCGCTGCTAAATCATCAGTCCTTGCCCATGAGCCAGACTTGCAAAGATATAAACCATTTTGACTTGCTGTACTTTGGTCTTTGACCAATACTCTTTCGTCAGCAGAAACCGCAACACCATCAATAGTCTGTGTTCCAGATAGAGTGATGTTTGCTGTTGTAGCCACTTTAACAGCTTCCTTAATATCTAAACCTTGAGAAACACCATCAACATATGACTTACTTGCCGCATCACCATCAGCAGTCGGTGTAGCTAAGTTTGTAATCTTTTGACTGTTAAGACTTACAGATCCATCAGGAGCAGTAAATTCATTTAATTTTAGTAAATCACCCGCTACCAATGCCCGAAAAGTTGGAGCCGCTGCTGAGCCAGAGGTGGGGCCTGATAAAACAGTATTTGCTGTTCTTGTATCTGTCTTATTAAAAAATGCTCCAGAACCACCAACAGTAATAATTGAACTTGCAGATGGTGGTGTTGAACCATTATCACCAAAACCATAATATAATTTTAAATCCGCTTCATTAAATGCTAATTCTGAAGGGGACAAACTTGAAGGTGCGCCAGCACTTCCACTAGCTGCCCTTTTCTTAATGCGGATTGTGTTAGACATGATGTTTTAGTTTAAGTGTAATAATGGTTGTCAAAAATTACCACCATTAACAAGAGTGAGAATCGTGTGTGTTGCAGTGGCTTCAAACCTAGAGTTTGAACTGTTAAAAACAGGAACTGAGCCATCAACTTTGTTATCACCATTAAATTCAAATCCCGAAGCGGCGGGACCCTGAGGCCCTGCTGTGGTGATCTCAACTGTAGTGACATCAGATACCTGACTAACTGTGACAGAATTAGAACTCATGTGGTGTAACCCTCGCTTATATATAGTGTACCTTGTAAATAATAATTTTTGTTCCCGCTAGGTTCTGTTAATAAAACATCATATTTTAATTCATTTGGAGAAAAAGTTGCTGTTTGTGTATCTGTAAGGCTTATATCAACTATTCCACCTGTTCTATTTGTATAAGCTACTGTCCAATCTGCATATTTTGTTGTTCTTGTTTCTTCCCAAACTTGAGCAGCAACAGTATATCCTGTCAGGTCAATGGCTGAACTTGTTGAGTCTTTAAAAGTAAGACGCAAACCGAAGTCTGCTCTTCTATCTACTGTGAAATCTTTTATAGCGGGAATAATTGCCATTTACTTAATATCTAAAGAGACTGCACAATGAATGACGTTGCTTGATTTTATTATATAATCAATTCTATCAATCGCACTTGCAGTAGTGGTCAGAGTTGGTGCTGTGCCTCCCGCAAACTTAAAAGCACTATTAAAACTTGCAGTTCTTGACCCAGTTCCATCCTGCGTGATAAAGATGCTGCCAGATTGGCCAATTACCTGATTGCTAGGCGCAGCAAAGGTTCTATTCCCACCCAAAGTAACAGAATGATGACAGGCAGTAGCCATATCAATAGTAATTGTCGCACCATCAGATAATGCCGTAATATTTGAAGCTGCTCCACCAGATAAAGAAACACCGCCAGAAACAATGCTTAAAACTGCTGTGCCACCTCTTTGTAATTCTAAATCACCAGTGCCAGCATCATTGATTATACTTTTTGAGGCATTATGTTGAATTACTAAATCTGCACTTCCTCCAATTTTTAAAAGTACTGAATCACCTATTTTTAAAGAATTATCGGATTTATCAAAAACAATATTATTTCCATTTGCACTTGTAAAAGTAACATCTTCATTAAAGTTTGACGCTGCGTCAACATCAACACCACCCGCCAAAGAGATAACATTTATCCAAGCGTCATTGGCAGAGTTTCTAATTTTTAAAATATTTGCTGTCGTATCAGCCCACCATTGATAAGGATAACGAGTTGATGGTTGGTTTGCTCCATAATTAAGAGATACTATTGCCTGTAAGACACTATTAATATCTGCCCTGACTACAGCACCAGACGCATTTGCTATTACATAATCATGTTGTGCTGATGACATTACTTAACCCCCTTTGCCATATCCTACCGCTGAATAGCTGAAGTTTCTACTTACAACTGTACCACTAGAGTTCTTAAATTTAATATTAAATCCTGACCCAGTGATAGATGTAATTTCATAAAAATCTCCAGTTGCCATATTTTGTGGTGTAACCATTATTGCAGGTGGATAAGCAGAGGTTGATCCACCTATTGCTGAAGTACCTGTAAAAAAGGCATTATCAAAAGAAACATCAAGTCCAGATGCTGAAGTTCCAGATGTTTTTATTGTTGTGCTTTGCTCTGTTCTTGCTGGTAAAAAAGCATCAAATCCTAGTTCAGAAATATTAATATTTTCATTAGTGTTTTCACTTACTATGTCACATTTAAAATCAAATCCTCTTCCCTTGAAAGTACCCTTAAAAAATTTACTAAACGACCCATAAGTAGGAGAACTTGAAGGGTCATCATTTGTCGTTCTTACTAACACAGTTGCATTAGTTTGTTCAACTGTAGAGCCATCAAAATCGTCACGCAAATCTAAATTTGGAATACTATCAAATAAATCTGACTCATTAACACTTGCACTTTTAACGTGTCTTTGTATTTCTAAGGAGAATACACCGCCTAAATCAAGAGGATTTTGAAAGGCGTAAGAACCTGATAAATTACTTGATGGGTCTGTTAATTTTAATAAATTAGAAGAAACTGTCGTATTTGTTTTTGTACCAGCAAAACTTGGATTTTCTCTTTGGCTAATTATTGAAAGTTCTGTCCCTATATTTGGTATTGTGACTGTTATTGTTGCCTCTGTTGTGCTAAATCTGCCACCTGTGTCACGAAATTTTAAAGAATAAGTTCCTGATTTTAAGGGAACAACCGCCTCTGTAGTTGCACCACCAACAGCTTCAATTACGTCTGTACTGTTTGAAAAAGTAGCTCCGCTTGTTAATTCAGAAAACCTTATGTAAACTTGTCCCCCATATTTAACGTCAAGATCTGTTGTTTGATCCCATCTTATTCTTGCCGTTTTTGCGTCAATAGGTTCAAGGGTTGCATTTGTTACATTTGCAGGAACCGCTGTTTTACCAATAGCATTGAAGTTTAATACAGAGGGATTAGCTGATGGTTGACCAACTGCGTTATATGCAAAAACTCTGAACTCATAGTTACCTACATCAGTATTTAATATGTCAATACTGCTTGAAGATGTACTGATCTCAGTAAAATCACCATTATTAAATCTGTATTGAACTCTATAATTTGAAGCACCAGATACAGGTTGCCAATCAAGAATTATTTTTGATACTGCTCTATTATTGATCTCAACAATTTTTTCTTCAGCAAACAATCCTTCTGGTGGTCTTTTTAATTCAGTAAGTGTTGATGTGTTTTTTGTTGGCATTGCAACACCATCTTCAACAAAAGCATATTTACCAGCATCATGTTCAAGGGCAGTAATTCTGAAAGTTTTATCTTTATTTTCAGTGATTGATATTACACGCCAAGTGCTTGACTGCAAAGTTGTAGTTTCTATGATGTAAGGTGCATTTGCGTTAGGTGTTTGAGAAAAAGCCGAAGATACTGTAATAACATTTGAATTTACATCTGAGATAGAACGGCTTTCAAGTGTCCCATCAGGTAAAACTATAGATAAGGTTGGTGATTCACTAACTGCTGGGATATTGGTATTTGCAAAGTCATCAAGTGTAATAACAGTGCTTGTTGCAGATTTTACAAGTCCACCTCTTCTAGTCCCTGCTTTTACTGGGTCTGATATTTCAATAATTTGTGATGGCCTGACTAAAGTTCCCGCTGCAATCGTAGTCGCAAAAGTGCAAGTCTCTCCTGTATTTTGTTCACTATATAAAAACCATTTACCAAATCTTCTAGCTTGATTTCTTGATGTGGTTCCAAAAGCAACAATATTTTTTACATTTACACCGTACTTTGTTTGTGTAGCACTGTCAGCTTCAACTGTTTCGATATCTGTTTCTTGTGTGACCATATCAAAATAAGTCACATTAATTACTGTGTGTCGTGTCTTTAAGCTGCTACCAGAATATGAAAAGCCTTCTTCTGTTACGTTACTATAGTTGAACAAATAAACAGGGTCTGAGGGCGCATCTTGAGCTATTGAAATTCCACCAGCTTCATAGAATGGCATTACCCTCATAACACTGCAAATATCATTAATCAAATCAAATGCAGACTGCCGTTGTGTAATATTTACATTTAATGCAAATCGTGGTTCCGTAGATCCATCCCCATTACCAGCATCAACTTGTGTTCCACAGTATTCACTAACTGTTTTAAAAGTAAATTTATTTAAATTGGCTGTTGGAATATTACAACCATATCTATCATTTGTGAGTATGTCGTACAAAATCCAAGCTGGGTCTGTAGTCCATGCTTTATTTGTTGCAAAAGTTCCGTTCCAAGTTCCACTATAACTCAAAGAACCATCAGCCAAATTTACAGTTGCATTATTTGGAATCGACACTTTTATACCTCTTAGCCTAAAACGCCTTGATGGAACTCTTGGGAACTGTTCTGAATTTAGTCTTAAAGCAATGTGTGCTGTATTTGGGTATGCGTTTTGTTCAAAAATTATATTAGTTGCAGTATGAAAACTAAAGGCATTAATTAAAGTTGCCTCTGTACTATCAGCCGTCACTCTTTCAACTCTTATAGAAACAGGAAAAGATGTTGTCGAACTAAAATTTATTAAATAGTCTCTCAGATAAGCATTTGTTGATCTACCTTTTACAGTGTCATCAACAACAGTTGTAGTAGTGCCATCATTTTCTATAGTTTTTATTCTAAGCTGTACTTCTGTGCCTTTGATGTCACCATTGTCGTCAAAAAACTGCAAGGAAGGAAATTTTACAGTAGCCCTAACAGCATTAATTGTATTTGAAGAAACTGTATGAGTTACTGGATTTGAAGTTGTAACTGTTGTTCCTATAATAGTTTCAGCTTCAGTTGCATTTATTCCAGAAATAAAAGTTTGATTGCTTGAACCTAAACGAAAATCAAAAGTAACATTTCTATAATTAAAATCTGAGTCTGCGGGACTGCTTACACTAGCTGCTGACTGTAAAATTGGATTTCTATTTAAAAAAATATCTTTTAAAAAAGAATTTTTGTATT